ACATACTATAATTTATTTTGGTTGCATCTATATTTTCATTAATTAATAATGAAAAATATTTATCTATATACTTAATATATTTAATTCTTGAAATATCATCTTTTATAACCTCTTTATTCCCATAAGTATATATTAATTCCAATATGGTTATTTTCTCGACTTCTTTATTATCTGCATTTAATGCTTTTTTTATATAGTCTATTTTTGTTGCATCATTTAATTGGTCTTTAATTTGTGTTGCAATTGTATCTATATTTAATGTGTAATTCTTCTTTTCCATGTCCGAAATAATTATATATTTCAATATTTTTAAAATTTTTTGTCGGTTGACATTGTAATCAATGACAGTATTTATACACATATTTATAATATGTTTGTTGATATATTTATCTTCAAACTCGCGTATTTTATTTTTTGTAGGTATATACATTGCAAAGTTAAATGCAAAATAATATGCAATAAACAACAATGTTAGCCAAACAAAGTAGCCAAATACACGTTCTTTGTCAGGCATGATTTGGTAATTAGATTCGGGATAGAAATGTTTATACAATTGAACATATAAAACGACAGAGACTGGATACCATATGAAAATATAAGGGAATGGACTATCATACTTTAAAAAAAAGGCATCTATGTCCATAAAATTTTCATCTTTTAAATATTCAAAAACGGGGTATTTTTCAAAAAGCGGAATATTATTTTCACTTTTATTTTTTTCATACTTTGTATAATATAAAATTGTATTAATAAATAGAATAATTTGTACAATTACTAATATTACTATTATTATATAGATTATAGGGGGTACATTAAGTTTATTTATTCCTAAAAGTGGATCTACAAACGCCCATATGAAACTGGGAATTTTAGAAAAACTGGGTATTGATGATGTTCGGTTGGTAGTATTCATATTTATATTATATATACTTAATTAATATAAACATAAACATATAACACATATAAATATTATACACATTATATATATATTATATATAACCCAATATGATTAGGTATAGCATCGAGGAATTAAAATATTATTATAATAAATATGACAATCACGAAGAAGATTACGACGAAGATTATGTAGAAAGCGTAGATATATTGGAAAAAACCTTATCTGATATAATAGATACGCATTATATTAATAATGAAATATACCATATATTTCCGGTGCTGTCTGGAACAATAGTTTCGTGTTTTATTTTTGGCCTTTTTTTAAACGTTTTTTAAATAATTATTTATTATTTAAGTTTAATACATATAATTTTTATAGGAATGGCAAATAGTATTATCGAGAACTATTTTAGGTTTGTTTACTACCGATATTGATACAAGCGGAGATATAACAGCATCGTCTTTTGCAGGCATTGGTACAAATATTAAAAAACTAAATGCAACAAATATAACCTCCGGACTTTTAAGTACTATATGCGGTGGAACAGGAAATAGTAGTTATGCAAATAATGGTATAACATATTACAATAATAATAAATTAGTTAATAATACTAATTTACAATGGATAGGAAATGCTCTCATGATAAATAATAGAGATTTTCTAAGTGATACAAGTAATTATGTGAAAAACACTTCGAATAATTTAATAAATACAATATACGGAGCCAATGATGTAGTACAATTCGAAAATACAAATAATAGTAATTATGTATTAACTACAAGTAATATATTAGTTAATTATATAAATACTGTTAAAACAAACAACGTTTCTTTACCTGCGCGGACAAATCGACTTGGTAGTGTAAAAATAGGCGATGGTATTTATGTTAATAAAGAAGGGACAATAAGCGTAATGCCCGAAATAATTTATATGAATTCTCCTACTATGAATAATTTAGATAGTTCTTCACCTATCCCTAATACAGATTACAAGATTTACAAGTTAAAATATAATCCATTAATTGGTACATCATTTGATAGACAAAATCAAATCGCAAATATATTACCTACATGGTTTCAGTTTATAAGTGATAATTTAACAACTACAAATGGTATTAATTCTATAAAAAATAAAGGATATGGTAGTAATCTTAATACAAATTTAGAATTATATGGAGCTGTAGCAATTAAACCAATACCTGTTTCAAATCTAAACAAAGAATATTCCCCTTTGAATACCACATATTTAGAGGTAAATGGTGTTACAGGAACGCCAACATATTGTAAATTTGGTGCAGATTTTAATTTGCTAAATATATTCAGAGCAAATAATATATATAAAGCTGACTGGGCACTAACAATAAGTTTCTGGTTGAAAGTAAACTCTTCAAATAACGAAATCAGAATATTAGATTGCAATAATGCTGAATTTTTGGGAACAAACCGTATATTTAATATTCATTATGTTGATAATAAATTGATTTTTTTCATAAATGTTAATACACCATATTTTACTATAACAAATATAAATCAGAAAATTTGGTACCATATAGTATGGACAATCGAAAAAGTCGAAGCGAGGTTCAATGTACGTGTGTATGTAGATGGTGTAGAAAGAGGATTTAAGAATGAAGAAATTGACTTTTTATTCTATGTAAGTTTTAATAATTTTGTAAATAATTCCATATCATCATTAAATAATACTAATTATACATATAATTTTAACTTATCTGATTTCAAAATATATAATAAGGCTTTAAGCATAATTGAAATAAACGAACTATATAACGCAAATAATTATACTCAATATATTATTGATTTTAGTAACGAGGAAACAATATGTGATATTATTGCATATGGTGGCGGAGGAGGAGGGAGTATTGGAAGCGTAAATTTATCATCTAATTATGGAGGCGGTGCAGGAAAACTAATATATGTTAATGATGCATATATACCTCCAGGCAGTAAAACCTTGAAGGTTGGCAGAGGCGGAATAGGATATAAAAACGATTTGAATTTCAACCAAATATCAACTATTGGAAACAGTACAATTTTTGAAAATTTAATTGCAGATGGTGGAGGAACCAGTTCTAATTATTTTAATAGAAATAATATATATATTATTAACCAAAATATAGGAGGGTGTGGTTCTGGTAATTATGGTGCCAAAACATCTTTTAATATAACTAATGATTTATATAATCTTTTCGGTGGAACAAGTAATATATATAACTTCGGTCATGAAGGTGGTAGATATGGCGGTGGTGGCATAGGTTCTGTAGGTAATTTATTAAATGGCGGAACTGGTTTATTTGAATTATCAGGACTTATTAATAGTAATATTGCAATTGTTAATGATGATAATACAATGAGATATTTTAATTTTAATAGTAATATCAATTTCAAAACATATTTTAATTTACTTAATGATGATAATATAGGCGAACTGAATAATGGTAATATATATATTGGTTGTGGTGGTGCGGGGAATAGTAATATAGATAATGTAATTGTTAATGGTACTCAACAACTTGGTTATAATTCTATAAATAGCGGATGTGGTGGAAATTTTGGAGAGAATGGGAAAAATGGCGCGTTCTTTCTGCGTTTTTTAACAAAGATAGATCAACGTATATTACCAAAATATATTCAAGAAACATCTAATTATGTTGTGGTATCAAGTAATAATATCATTAATTATGTTTCTACTTCAAGCAATAATATCATTAATTATGTTAAAAATATAACAAGTGTTAATGGACAATCATTATGGACAATCTCTAATAATAATTTAAATTACAACATCGGAAATGTAGGTATAGGTATAGAACCAACTAATTATAAACTCGAAGTTGCCGTAGGGCAAGGAACAACCAATGCAATCGCAAATAGATATTTTAATGTATCCGGTGGTGTAATAACATCTCTAATCATAACATCTGGAGGAAGCGGGTATTCTAATCCTCCTACTATATCCTTCACTGGTGGAGGTGGAAGTGGCGGGACAGGTAATGTCGTTGTATCAAATGGTGCAATCACTTCTGTCCGCATAACTTCTGGTGGAAGTGGTTATACAAGTCCTCCTGTAGTGTCATTCGTAGGAGGTAATGGAGCAACCGGTACTGCTGTTCTTACAGACGGTGTAATCACATCAGTAATCATAACAGCAGGAGGAAGCGGATATTCAAATCCTCCGACAATATCCTTTGCTGGCGGAGGTGGAAGTGGAGGAACAGGTAATGTCGTTGTATCAAATGGTGTAATAACTTCTGTAAACATAACATCTGGTGGAAGTGGTTATACAAGTCCCCCTACTGTGTCCTTCGTAGGAGGTAGTGGAGCAACTGGCACTGTCGTTCTTACAGGTGGTGCAATAACATCTCTAACCATAACATCTGGAGGAAGTGGGTATTCAAATCCTCCAACTATATCCTTCACTGGTGGAGGTGGAATTGGAGGGGCAGGTAATGTCGTTGTATCAAATGGCGCAATCACTTCTGTCAGCATAACGTCAGGTGGAAGTGGTTATACAAGTCCTCCTGCAGTGTCATTCGTAGGGGGTAATGGAGCAACCGGTACTGCTGTTCTTACAGGAGGTGTAATCACATCGATAGTCATAACAGCAGGGGGAAACGGATATTCAAATCCTCCTACTGTATCCTTCGCTGGAGGAGGTGGAAGTGGAGGAACAGGTAATGTAGTTGTATCAAATGGTGTAATCACTTCTGTAAACATAACATCAGGTGGAAGTGGTTATACAAGTCTTCCAACAATGGTTTTTGTTGGGGGTAGTGGAGCAACTTGTACAGCATTTATATCAAATTTATTAACATCTACTGTTGCAATTAATGACGTATGTACAAAGTTTAATTCAAGTATATGGATTGCCGGTGGTGGTTCAGTTATTGCGAGTAGTGATAAAAGGATTAAAGAAGATATAGAAGATATTAATGATGATTCTGCGTTAAATATGATATTAGCGATTGAACCAAAAACATATAAATATATTGACAAGGTAATAAAGGGCGATTGCAAGGTTTATGGATTTATTGCACAGCAGATAAGGGAAGTTATTGCAGATGCTGTTAAAATTCAAACAGAGTTCATACCTAATATATTTTCAGTTGCAGATTATGATTACATAAATAATATATTAACATTGCCTTTATCATTACCTTTTGAAACTATAAATATCCGTTTAAATACAATGATTAAATGCATTGACATGAACAATAATGTTATAGTGGTTGAAATAGTGAAAATAATAAATATTAATACTTTTGAAATAAAAAGGATAGATTATAGATATAATAAAATATTTGTATA